TGTGGGTTGTGCGCGGGGGGGGGGGGGGGGGGGTGGTAAATTTAGGTAAATTGCTTGGTTCGCAAAGCTCTACTTGCCATGTTTCGGTCTGCACCAAAAGCTGATACTGCCAAAGACCGTCTGACTCGCCGCCAAACTCTTCACTCACTAAACTACACGCTGTGCAGTTAGTTGGCCTAAATCCAACTATTGCCAAGCGGAGCTGGTCTAACATTTCAATTGCCCCGTGGTCGTCATGCTGACTTCGAGCAATCACAGTAAGCGCAACCATAACAACGCGGCGTTGCTGGATGACATCCACACTGTCGATGCTTTCAAACTTCGACCCGGCGTATTGCACCAAAACAGCACCGAATTCGTCTGTGAGATTGTAGTGCTCCAAATTGTCAGGAAATAACTCAATGCTGAACTTGTCCGTTTTATCGGCTATCCGTTGCTGTATGCTTTCTAAAATCGGCAGCGTTGCACTCATATTAATATCCTGTTAAATCGAGCTTCTGTGGCGCGCGTGTGTTGAATTTCAGCGCGCTTGGGTAGTTGTCATCGGCCGCACTCCCGATTTCCGCTAGTCCGAGATGCAGTTTGCCGTTTTGAATCCGTTCCAGGTCTTTCAAGGCTTGTGCGTGAGTTTCGCGAACATTGTCCGGAAACCCTTTACCGTCAGGACGGCGGGAATACAACCAATGACGTGCGATTTGCAAACAAATATTGCGTACCAAGGTCGGCACTTGATTTAATGGCAAGACGTAACGCGAGCGCAAATAGCCGTCCACGGTTTCCGTGGCGTATTCGCAAGCTTTATCCAATGTCATCTGATTTGCGGTAGTTGCGCGTGATGTATCATTTGATAGGGCGATTAGCGTACTCTCGCTCATTACATCTTCTAAATCTTGTGCCGTGATATACATTACTTGTTTTTACCTTTGCTTGATTTTGTGGTTTCTCCCGCTTCTTCGCCTGGCTCTTCCTCAGACGTTTCAGCAGCCGCTTCTTCGCCTGGCTCTTCCGCTGCCGTTTCAGCGACCGCTTCTTCGGCATCGCTTTCAACCTGTTCAGCTGCGGTTAATTCATCGCTAGCTGTTTGTTCAGCTTGTGCGCGTTGCTCGCCGTTAGTTTCAGCCGGCGTAATGTAAATCGCGAGCTTGTCAGCTTCTTCTTCGGTAAGCTCAATGACATCGTTTTGCTCATATCGCTTGCCGTTGTGTAAAATTGCCATCGCCGCTGCGACCAAAAATGCCGTTTTTTGTTTATCTGACATAATTCACCCTTAAAATAAGTTGAAATTAAACCGCACTTAAATCGCGTTTAAATGCGGTTCAAATTGTGGTTAAATACAACCTTTGATTAAGTAACCCGCAGATTTACCCACGATGTATGGTTTATTGATATCGGTCGTACGAACGATTTCAACTTTGCCACCCACTTCGGTGTAAGTATCTACATATAAGCCGTTTTTGCGGCGTACGGTATAACCAAATGACGGTTCGTAGATATTTTGTTTTTGCTCTTTTGATGCCGGCGCAACATAAGCCAACACAATCGCTTTCGACCAAATATCTTTTAATTCACCGGCTTGTTCATGCACCGCTTCACCCACAACAACACGATCTACTTTGATTAATTTTGCAAAGTCTTCCGGTGTTAATACGGCAGTCGCCACGTATTTGATTTTTTCTAATACTTTCGGGTGTTCGCTTAACACTTCCCACACGTCACCGGAAATTGCACAAACGTTTGGTTTACGGCCAGTGGTGCGTTTAATTGCACGAATACCTGTTTTAATCACACCAATAGGGTCTGAATTAGGGTCGGTAAATTGAGACGTGCCGCTTAAGGTCACTTTGTTTGTGGTTTCGTAATTAGCTTCGTTTAAAGCTAAGTCTGCACAAGCTTTTTCACGGCCAAGCGCGATGACATCTTGTGTTACACCTGTCGCATATTGGCGTAATGGATAAACACCTTCGGTTTCATTCACTTCGCGGATGTCAATTGGGTATTCGATGTCGTTTTCTTCTAAAACAACAGTCAATGAACCAATATCTTCCGGCGTTAAACGATTTGATGCCGCACGAAGCTCGCGTTTGGTGGTTTGTAAACGGAACGCTAAGCGACCGAATGTAGGGATTTTGCCACCTTCTTTTTGCGTTTCAGCGATAGGGAACAACACTTCAGAAATCATGTTGCCGTTGTAATAACCTTGTGCGAGCGCCGTTAATACCGGGTCAACTACGCGTTGTTTTGATAAATCAGTCATGCATTTGCTCCTTATTGAGTGATTGCGTTAAATGCGGTTGTGTAGCCCACATTGTGTTCTTTCATATAAGCGCGGACTTTCTTGTCCATATCAATGGACTCAGCGCTTGTGCCTTCGGCGTATTCCACCGTGCCGTCTTCTGCGGTTGTGGCATTTTCTTTGGTAGCCACTTCGTTAAATTCAACGATAGCGGGCTGCGCTTCTAAAAACGCCTTGATTTTTCCGTGTAGGCTTTCACCTTCACCGAATTCAACCACACCGCCAGCTTCAGTTGTTGAACCGAGATTTAATAAATCAATGGCCTGTTGTTTTGCCACCGGGGCTAATTTGCCCGCTTTTACTAAACCCTCGGCAAAGTCGGCATTGTCGGCTTTGGCTTGGTTAAGTGCTGCTTCAGCTTTTTCGGCTTTCAACTGTTGGTTTTCTGCCTTGAGCTGTTCAATTTCTTCAGGGGTCATTTCAGGTTCTCCTTGTGGTTCTGAAGGTTGTTCTAAAGTGGGTTCGTTAAAACTAGGAATAGGCGAGCCAACTTCCGCTTGGTTGATACGTCTATATTCGTTTCGGATGGACTCTTCTTGCACGCTTAATACGAGATAGTCCGGAATGGCTTTATCGGCCTCTTCCTGGCCGTGCGCGCCAATAAACCAATCGCGCAAACGACGCCAAAGGCTGGCTTCTGCCCAATCAGAAAAATCAACCACGCCTTGCTCGTCTTCAGCAAATTCCGGGTTGCGCAGTCCTTTTACCGCTGGCGGCATCGCGCCTAAAAATCCAACATGGCGCAAATACAAATTGCCAGGGCAAGGGTTGTTTGGGCTGTCTGCTAAATAAAATGATGATGAGACTTTTTTGAATCTCCCTTTATCTACCATTTCGGCAAATTCAGGGTCTACCTGGTCAAATTCGGCTTTTAATACATCGCCGTCTAATTCAAGGCGTTTTACCCAACCATACGCGGGTGCGTTGTGTTTAGGGTGACCAATCACCGCTGGGGACTCATGAAAGTTTACGTTGTAGGCGTTAACCGCTTGTTGCAAATCTTCCGTGGTAATTTCCACTTCTAAGCCATTTGCATCGGTGCGTTTACCCGCTTTGAAAATCTCAATTAATTGCATAAGGTATCCTCGTTTGAATACCGCTAGCATAGAGAAAAAATGCGGACTTGAATTTTAAAGTGGTTGAAAGAATAAAAGAGGGATTTTTGACGCGGGATTAAAATGCACTTTATCTTTAAATTTAAAACGCTTTAAATGGCGTTCAAATCGTTTCAAATCGATTTAAATTTTTTCGGTCGATAAATTGCATTAATTTTAAATAAAAGCTCTGTGGCGCGAATTTGTGGCGTTATTTTGATTTTTTGCTTTTACTTTAAATTTTTGTCAATTTGTCGTTGTAAAAGTGCGGTGGATTTCTTCAGAAGTTTTTGACCGTCACTTTCGTTGATACCCAACCAAGGGCGCGCTGGAATTTTAACCTTACGACCACGTCCGGCGTTTCCACCGAATTGATGTAGGCGCGCATATTTCGCGTCACTACCAAACTCAACATGGTCATTATCGTAATTATACGCGGTTCTGTCTGATAGGTAACCATCTTGGCGTAAAATCTTTGTGCTTTTACCGCGTTTCATTTTCAACGCTTTCGTGCGTGGCGATAACGCTTGCCAACGATTACCTTTTGGATCAATCTCAGCTTTAAAGCGGGCATCATGAATTTTTTTCAATGTTTCGCCCAGCAAACCATACAGCTGACGTGGCTTTTCTAATTGATTCGCAATGCTTGTCAATTTCTGAATGGCTTGATTATCGTTAATGGTAATCTTTAACATAATTTTCTCTTGATAAAAATAATGCCTGGGCGTATAGTGAAATTGCGGTGGGGGTTTCCTACTGGAAAGGTTGCCTGGCATAAGCCCGCATTATCCTGTTCGAATCAGGCAAACCACCGCAATAATCACAACTCCCCATATAACACTTCAAACCGTCCTAACGAGCTTAAATCTTCTAAACGACTTGCAGTTCTGACCATGTTCAATTTATGCGGTAGCTTCTTCCCACTCAACGCGTCTTTTAGCTTAATTTCATAGTCCATTTTAACTGCCACTTTTCCTTGTTCGGTTTCATAAACGAATAACAGGGTCGGTTGTTTTTGTTGGTCGTCCAATAAGATTGCTTTCGGGTGGCGCAGTTTTTCTGGTAACTGTTCCCAAAACTCCACCGGCAAGCTAATGCCTTTTGCTTGTTTGGTATCCCGTAATGCATGCAGCACATCTTCATCACGCACGGCGATTACCGCGCTCTGCGGGGCTTTTTCTAAATTATCAAGTTTAGTTAATACTGGTTCAGGAATTGTCCCCACATACTTCATATTGCCACGTGCGATTTTTTGCTGGCTGACAGTATCGACCATTTCTTTCATCGCGCCGTTTAATAACACCATGGCTTTCGGGTTCTTCAATACGTCATCAATTAACAGGCTCGCTAAATGCGGCTCGGCATTTGTCATTTTTTGCAATAACAACTTGTCCACATCAACATCGCGAGACTGAGTTAAACGCTCAAAGTTATAAGGTGCGAAGCCTACATCATAACCTTTCGGCACGCGTACTGTGCGCGGGTTGCCGGAACGCACACCGACCAGTTTTTCTTCCCATTCGATTTCAGGCGATTGGCTCACGGTTTTACCCATTTCGGCTAAGTCGTCTTCATCATGCGCTGATACTGTGCAGTGGCAACCGTACGCTTTGATTGGGTAGTAATAGCGCCAAAACGGATCTGTGGCCGGCAGAATTGTGCCATCTAACGCAATATGCTCCTCGCGCGGATGTTCATTATCATGGTGGTGATATTCCCAATAAGGCAATACATCGACCAAATCCAAATGCTGTGCCAAACGCCCCCGGTTATATGCCCCATAAACGTTGGTGTCGTAAATAATCCGTGTGCGCCAGTTTCGCCCGCCGTTATATTGCCAGCCGGTATTTGCCACGATTTCATCAAAACGCTTACGAAATCCCTCTAAGGTTTCACCATTTGCGATGGCGTCATCTACCGCTTCGCGAAATGCTGTCAACACTTCATTACGGTTTGCGCCGGCCACCATAAAAAAGTAGTCGTGTTCTTCACCCAGCACGTCTAAATAGCTATTAGTAGGCAAATTGAGTTTTTTCTCAAAATATTTGACTTGCTCTTCAAAAGTGAATTTACTCATTTTATTTACGCTCATCTTCAACGGATTGACGGCCAGCAAAGTGTGCTGTTGTTGATGCCCATGCCATCACCTTGCCGTATTCTGCAAAACTCAACTCAGGGATCAAACTGTCTAACTGGTTGCGAAAATCCTCCAGGCTTTCTGCTTGCGATAACTTATCCTGGATGGTTTGCAGCCATTCTTCCACAAAGGGTTCACCTTCGACTTCTAGCTGCTCCCCAATAGTTTCCACGATAGATTTAGGAATTTCCTCGGCAAAATCGGCCGTATTTTTGACCGCACTTTTTTCAGGTGCTGTAACTACAATGTCGCCTTCTTCAAATCCATAGGTTCGCATGATGTATTGTTCGGTGAATTGCACGCCTAAACCCGCCAATAATTCGTCACGCTCGGCTTGTAATTTATCAATGCTTTCCTGTTCGTAAAGCTCAAATGTCGGCAGCGTATCCACGTTGAAATTTAACTCGCAAATCCAGGCTAATAATTGGTTAAATACACCTTCAACCATGCGGGCATCATCATCGCGAATATCACGGGTCACTTCTAAGCCAGCCGTGGCGCTTGCACGATTTGCTTCGGCTTCTGTGGTTTGATTTTGCCCTAATAATGCGATGGCGATTTCTGATTTGCAGTATCGAAGAAAATCATCAAACACCTGCGATGACCCGCCTTTGCTTCCGCTTTCAAGCATATCAATAGAGCTGTCATCCGGGATAGCTGCCACGGCTGTGCCGAGCATTTTTTCCATGCTATCTAACAACTCATCAATTTCATGAGTGTTAGCGTTTCGTGGGTATTTACCAACCAACCACGGCGAGCCCTATTTCTCAGCAAATTCTAACCAAAACTTGAACCCGCCTTTCTTAAAGGTCGCCGCCCAGAAACACATCGCCA